TACTATTCGCATATATTTCTCCCATACTTTACGATTTTTAAATAATTAGTCATAAGTTTAATAATACAATATAACTTTTAATTAGTCAATACTCCAACTAACCAAAGTGTAACAAATATTGTTATTCCAATTTCTGCTCCAGTCATAATATTCACCTCCTGAATGCAAAATACTTATACACTCTTTACTTGTATTTGTCAACAAGTGATGTTATCAATTAATTGGCAGAGGCACAAGGAATCGAACCCTGTCTTTCAGATTTGGAGTCTGACGTGCAACCATTAACACTTTACCCCTAATTGATTAATTACAGCCAGAAACACAGAGCATGACTTGATGTCCTGTGATTGCTACATGGATTGCATTTACGATCAATGCGGCTCCTAGAATTGTGATATATGTAGCCATTTTGTTTTTCCTTCTACAGTTCGATTTAGGTGCAACTTTTCTGTTGCCAGGTAAGTTGCCAACCCCGTCAAATTATGCCGCTAGTGCATAATCCTCAGATGCAAAATTATCGTTTGCATTTATAGTTTTGTTACGTTAACGGAGTTCCCACCCGGTAATCTCTTTCATTCTTAACAAGCCAGTCGATCCTAATTCTACCCCGTAGGGGGTGTATTGAATTGGTGGAGTAGCCGGGAATTGCACCCGGGTCCTGCTCTTGTGACATACAATGACGTCAACAATTACTCTATATTTATAACACCTTTGATAGGCTATGTCAACCATTTTGAATGATAAACGGAACTCTTTCAATCAAATCACTTATATTAGAATAATAGATAAATATTATTGAGGGTAATTTTTTTAGGAGAGGGAAATAGTAGATCCTTTTACTGCAATCGCCGCCGCAACGTCGGCCTTTAACACCGTAAAGAGATTTGTCCAAGCCGGCCAAGACTTTGAAAACACAGTCGGGCAAATGGGCAAATGGTACACCGCTATATCAGATTTTAGAAAAGGACAACAGATGCATAAGAAGCCTCCGTTGTTCAAAAAAGTTTTCCAAGCAGGATCAGTAGAAGAAGAAGCATTACAATTACTAATGCATGAGAAAAAAATCATTGAACAAGAAAAAGAATTACAAACACTTTTAAACTTTCGTTATGGTTATGGAACCTGGGACGAACTAAAAGAAATGCGTCGTAAGATACGAGACCGAAGAGAAAAGGAAGTCTACAAGCAGGCCCAAATGCGTAAAGATTTTGTTGAAGCACTGCAAATAGGAACTGCGGTTTTATTCCTATTAGCCTTTGTAATAGGCTTATTATATTTTGCATTAGATTATAGAGGAATTATATGATATATGTCTTTGTGGTTACTGCTTTATTATCTTGGACTGACGCACTTGCCGGAGCGAAAACTTACGGAGCAACAAAGCCGTACACTTATGATCAACAGATAAGACGTGGCGAAAGAGAACAGGTTAAGATGACCGTTGCACGTAGAGTATATATGGGACACATAGGTGACAACCTAGTGTGCATATATGTTGGTGCAGGTAAAAGTAGTGAAACAATCGTAACAGGAAAAGATGATAGATGCCCGGGGTCAATGATGGTGCCATATGCACCAGATCCTACGTATGATTGGAAAGACACTCTCAAGAAGATGCAAAAAGATTATTAACAACGGAGATAGATATGGGGTATAGTAAACAACTTATCGACCATTATGAAAATCCTAGGAACGTAGGTTCTATGGATAAAGAAGATAGTGACGTAGGCACAGGACTTGTGGGAGCACCTGCTTGTGGCGATGTTATGAAACTACAAATAAAAGTAAACAAGAAAGGATGTATTGATGACGCCAAGTTCAAAACGTTCGGCTGTGGCAGTGCTATTGCTAGTAGTTCTCTTGTTACTGAGTGGGTTAAAGGCAAAACACTGGGCGAAGCAAGGGAAATTAAGAATACAGAAATCGCAACAGAACTGGCTCTTCCACCCGTAAAAATACATTGCTCAGTACTGGCAGAAGATGCCATTAAAGCCGCTATTGATGATTATAAGAAAAAGAATGTAAAATGAACGTTCATGCCTTCCTATTAGTATTGTTGCTAGGTGACGTACAACAAGGAGGGCAACCAATGTACTTTAGAGACATTGATAGGTGCAATTATTTTGCTAGTCAGGTTGTTAAAAGATATGGCAACTATGGTTATAGTTCTTTGGTTCCAAAAGAACATAGAGCAACCGCTTACTGTAAGCCTGTTTATATAAAAGACAACAGTCCTAATTTGTATTAGATTTGTTTGATGTTCGCGGCAATAGTTCGGCCACGGAATTCTTCAACTTGATATTCTAATTGAATACCTTCTAGTATATCCGTGATACCTGCTTTTTTAAATTGGGAAACGTGTACAAAGATATCTTTGCCACCTTTTTCTGGAGTGATAAATCCAAAACCTTTTACTGGATTATACCACTTTAGTTTTCCTTTTTCCATGTGTTATATACGCCCTAGTTCGTTTTTAGTAATAGTACTAATCATATTTATAAATTTTTCGGTAATTGTTACGGATATCATATTAAAAGAAAGGCGTTGTAAGAGTTACCATACAACGCCAATCTTATTCAAATTACATAGAGTTCTTTTTTTCTTGAATCTCTGCTCTTCTAGACTTTGCAAGTTTCCCCATTTCGCCTAATGCTTTTCTGGCTCTTGCCGCTGAGGCTTTCACGCCTTTTGTATCGAAAGATTCAGACTCTTTCAAGTAGTTCTCGTATGCCGCCGTGATTTGCTCATGAATTGATGACATATTTTTCTCCTGTTACTATTTTATATATGTTACGCCAAGTTGGTACTCTTTCGATTTGACTGTTCGAAAACGTCTTATTGTAACTATGTTCAATAAGGATTGGTTTAAGTCCATGCTTTAGTCCAACTAATGCATTTTCTGGCTTATCTTCAATCCACCAATGCCCTTGACCCATTTTGCTTAAAACTTCTTCCTTCCCGGAACCAGTTTCTAAAAAATGGATATCCTCAAAAGTGTCTTCACCAAAGACTTCTGCCAAATTCATTTTTCTTAATGCTTGACTATGCTTGTCTAATGTTAAAGAAGTAATCGCAGTAAAGGTATATCCTTTTTCCTTTAATGCCTTCACTATTTCTACACTATCTTTATGTGGTTCTAAAAAACCAATCCATGCAGATCGATTAAAGATCTTTACTAACCATTCTGCTTTATCTTCTGGAATAGCATCTTTCTGGATATTTGTAACAAATCTAAGATGTGTTTTATACTCTTTATCACCGTCTTCCTTTACGATGAAACCCTCTAACGCCATCCATCTTTGGAAGGCAGTATCCCAATCAAGTAGAACTCCGTCTACATCTACTAAAATTTTTTGACTCATGTTTTGATCCCAGTGGTTGCTTCAATATATTGTTTGGCCATTGTGGTATGGGTTTTTGAAGAACAAACTACACTGGACTTAGGCATATGGATATCTGATAACGGATCCGCTGTCATCATAAATTGACCTAGGCCAATTCCTTTACCTGTGTTCATTAATGTTAAAGGTTTGTGTAAGCGATAACCTGTTTCGGTTACGTCATCAACTCTCGCTACAATCTCTTCTCCTGATTGTAGTTTGAATGATACCGTATCGCCTTTCTTGTGCGGAGTTTCAATTAACATATTTTATTGTTTCAGTCCTTCCATACCGTGGTCTTCAATGTACTTAACAAGTTCATTGTATCCCCCAACATACTTACCGTTAAGTATGATTTGCGGTACAGATCTTGGCTGTGGCATACCATTCGCTTCAAACTCTTCTAATAAAGTTTCTCTGCTTAGGTCTCTGCCTATTAACATTTCTTTGTATTCTATACCTGATGTCTTGAGCAAATGTTTTGCCTTATCACAATAGGTACACATTGGTTTTGAATATACTACGTTCATCATAATTATAATTTAAATCCTTTGAATGTATCTTTTTCTACGTCTTGTTTTACGCCCCCAATAATATATGACTCTACTTCTGTTTCTTGTGGAGCCACTTGTAATCCTGCTGAACTCAACCAATGTTGTGTCCAAGGTAAAGGATTAGTATTCACTGGTTGATCAAAGATAGGTTTGTATCCTAAGGCTTTCAATCTTCTGTTAGCAATGAATTCTACATACTGGCCTAAGATTTCTTCGTTCAATCCAATGATGGATCCATCTTTAAACAAATACTTTGCCCAAGCCTTTTCTTCTTCAACGCAGGTCTTCCACATAGTATAAACTTCTTCTTCACTTTCCTGTCCTAACTTTTGCATTTCAGGATCGTCGTTACCACGTAACCAATTTTTAAGAACGTGTGTAGATAAGTTTAAGTGTGTTGCCTCGTCTCGTGCAATTAATGAAATAATTTTTGCTGATCCTTCCATCATTTTACTTTCCGCAAATGCAAATGTACAAGCAAATGAAACATAAAATCTTAAACCTTCTAAGATGTTTACGTTCATCATTGCAAGGAATAATTTCTTTTTGACATCTGTCATTGATCCTTTGCCTTTGTAATGAAAGTTTTCTACTGCTTCTGTATAAGAATCATAATTTTTTGTAACTGAAATCGCACGTTTAATAATTTCGTCATCTTCTAAGATGTGATCCAATACTTCACTTGGATCAGGATAAACGTTTTTCATGATGTGTGTATATGAACGTGAATGAATAGTTTCAAAGAAATCCCAAGTTACAATACAACCTTCTAGTTCAGGTAATGATACCCAAGGTAGGAATGCAAGACTTGGCCCACGTCCTTGAACACTATCTAATAGTGTTTGATATTTTAAATTACTTGTAAAGATATGTTTTTGTTCAGGTCTGAACTGTTGATAGTCTGCCCTATCTTTTTGAAGACTTACTTCTTCAGGTCTCCAAAAGTAACCTAGCATAGTTTGATTAAGTTTATCAAACTCAGGAAACTTAAATGTATCATATCTCTGTGTATTCTGATCTTCACCAAAGAACATAGGTTGCTTTGTAAAGTCTACTTTATTTCTATTAAAGACAGTTTTCGCCATTTCTTACTCTTTCTATATCTCTACTTTCCTATACTATTATAAATTATTTCACGTAACTTGTCAATACTTAAATTGCACAGGCTTCGCATTCTTCGTCCAATTCCTTTTGAGAAGTTGGTTCAGGGTGTGGTGCTTCTTGCTCCAGCGGAGTACTTATCTCTTCTCTTAATTCTTCTACGTCTTCACCTTTAAAATCGTAGGTATTTTGATAGTAAGAAGTTTTCCAACCTAATTTGTATGTAGTTAATAAGTCTTTGAACATAACACTCATAGGTACTTCGTTATCTTCGTATTGAGTAGGATTGTAACTCCAATTACCTGATATTGCTTGATCAAAGAACTTTTGAATCACAGCCATTACATTAATGTAACCTTCGTTGCCTTGCATTTCCCAAAGCAAGGTATAATAATTTTTTAAACTTTGAAACTGCGGAACAATTTGCTTAAGAGGCCCTTTTTTTGATTTCTTAATGGACAAGTACCCTCTAGGTGGTTCGACTCCGTTTGTGGCGTTCGACACAATGGAACTGCTCTCCGAAGGCATCTGTGCGGACAATGTCGAGTGCCGTAGACCGTGGTGTCGAATGTCATTGCGTAAAGTATCCCAATCATACTTTAACTTGATATTACAGACTTCATCCAAGTCTTTCTTATATGTGTCAATTGGTAGTATGCCATCACTGTATTTAGTACGGTTAAAATAATCACAGGCACCTCTTTCTTTTGCAATTTTATTACTTGCTTTTAAAAGATAATATTGAAATGCTTCTGTAAGTTCATGTACCTTAGTTAATGCTTTTTTATCATTATATTTTACACCATGTCTTGCAAGAAAGTGTGCTAGTCCAATATAACCTATTCCCAAAGAACGTCTTGCTTTTGTAGATTTCTCAGCCGCCTCTACAGGATATTTTTGATAATCAATTATTTCTTCTAAGGCTCTTACTGCAAGTTCGCATAATTCTTCTAAATCATCAAGTTCTTTTAGAACTCCAACGTTAATTGCACTTAAAATACATAAAGCAATTTCACCTTCAGGGTCATCTATGTGTTGTAAAGGTTTTGTTGGTAATGTAATTTCCTGACATAGGTTGCTCATGTAAACTGTATCTTTAAATGAACTATGTGTGTTTGCATGATCTACATTCATTAAGTATATACGTCCTGTCTCAGCACGTTCACGAAGCATATCACTAAACAATTCCATCGCAGGAACACTTTTCTTTCTTATGCTTGGATCCTTTTCATACTTTGTGTAAAGTTTTTCAAACTTTGCTTGATCACTAAAAAATGCTTCATATAATTCTGGTACCTGGTGTGGCGAGAATAAAGTTATGTCTTTACCTCCTAAGAATCTTTCGTACATTAATTTGTTTAACTGTATTGAATAATCTAGTTTACGAACTCTATTATCTTCTGTTCCTTTATTATTTTTTAAAACTAGTAAGTCTTGAATCTCATAATGCCAAAGTGGGAAATGGGTAGTAGCACTACCTCCACGTACTCCGTTCTGGGTACAACACCTAACAGTGGATTCAAACTTCTTTAGAAATGGAACAAGACCTGTGTGTGCTACTTCGCCACCTCTAATCTTAGAGTTGATTGCTCTAATACGTCCTGCGTTGATTCCTATGCCTGCCCTTTGAGCCGTATAACGTCCAATAGCCATATCGCTAGAAAAAATACTATTAAGGGTGTCATCACTATCAACAAGGACACACGAAGCAAATTGTCTAACAGGTGTACGTACACCGGCCATGACTGGCGTTGGGATATTGATTTTAAAAAGTGAGGTCGCATCATAGTATCTCCTTACGTAATACAATCTATCTTCTTTAGGATAGTTTGCAAATAATGTTGCCGCAATCATCATGTACATATATTGCGGTGGTTCAAAGATCTGTCCTGAAGATCTATCCTGTACAAGATACTTGTCTACAATTTGTCTTAATCCTGCATAGGTAAAGTTTTCATCTCTCTTAAGTTTTATGTATTTGTCAAGGGATTCTAATTCATCTTCAGTGTAAAGGTCTAAAATTTGAGGATCATAAACACCACGTTCGATGTTTAGTTTGATCATGTCATAAAAAGATTTGTGTTTGTATTCACCAAACACGTCTTTGTACACTCCATATAATAAAAGTCTTGCCGCAACATATTGATAGTTGGGTGCTTCTAATGAAATAAGATCATTTGCTGACCTAATAAGAATATCTTGGATCTCCCGTGTACTCATTCCATCGTAAAACTGAAGGTTTGAATTCATTTCAACTTGTGAAATACTAACCCCTGATAAACCTTCGCAGGCGAATTGAACTACTTTATGAATTTTATTAATATCTAATGGGAGTCTTTTACCATCTCGCTTTACTATGTGAATTCCTGAACCGTTTGACATCTATTACTTCCTTACTTTTTACTTTTACAATACCTCAAAAAAGTATTTAGTTTACCTGGGGCATCTTGAAAATACGTTGTGATACAAAATGCTTTGGTAGTCCTATATATACTTCCTCAATTATCGGGTTTATTAAATTGTTATCCACAGCCAGCAGATGATATGTGTCTTTACTTTTTGTGTCTACTGTATTATGTATCTCAAAACTGCTATTTGAAAAACGTTCAGTTAATTGGAGACTGTAACAGATTCCTAAAGTAATGCACATCTCAGTGTATAAATTTTTTTCTACTAGTTGCCATGGGTCTAACCAAGTTTTCTTATCCCAAGGATCTACATCTGTTTTGAACACACGAGGAGCATTTTTATACAACACAATACAATCCATGAACGGATCTTTGGATTTTTCTAGTGTTGATCTGAAGTCATGCCATTCTCGTAGCCGAGACTCATATCCGTTTTCAAACATTTACCTTACTATGTTTTTGAGTTGACTTTAAAATGTAAATATCCTTGATCACTTGTAGTAGAGTTTAACACCTGAATGGCCACTGTGTCAACCGTTGTGTCACCATTTACGTCAAGATAGTTTGCTCTAAACTGTAAATTGGTTTGGTTGCTGGCACTTCCACTATAAGTAAATTCGTCATCAAGGGATACTGCGTTGTTGACGCTGTCGATGACAAGATTGATTACACCCATACGTTGTGCATCAATTACTGAACTTTTGTATGTGTATTCAATTGAGAATGATCTAGAAGCGTCACCTGGTAATCTAAATAATGTTACGTAACTTCCTGTTTGTATTATGTTTAGATTATGTGTTGAACTATCAAATAAATCTATTTCACCTTCGGTTTCGCTTTTGTATGCAACACTTGTATAGTTTGCATCATACATCAATCTTCTTTTTCTTTCAAAGAAATCTTCGCTACTTGAATTACCTGCTTGACGTGTGTTGATAATTGTAAAGAAAGGAGTAGTGTCACCACCGCCCTCATTACCTACGTCAATAAACTTGTTACCTGTACTATGATTGAACTGACCATTCTGATACCATAAACCGTGTTGGTTGATGTATCTAAATAAACTGTTGCTTACATTGTTTCTTGATGGACCTGTTGCCTGTGCTTGTGATCCTATGATTGTATCTTTACCATATACAATACCAAAGTCATTTGTTTCAAATGTACATTTGTCAAATAAATTATCATTACAGTCATCATCACTTTTTACTGCATAACTGAAACCTGTAACTTTAACATTTCTAAAAGTATTTTGCATTGTTCCTACTATGCTTGATAATGAAGACATTTTAATTCCTATTGCATCTGCTACTGTGGCACTGGTTGATACCCAAGGACCTTCAATGTTAATATCTTCAAATAAACTTTCTCTACACGTAACAAGATCAAGTCCTGTTTTCATTAGTGTGTTAATTTTTAATGTAACACCTTTTATTGTAATTTTTCTTGCTTGGTTGGCCAAAGAACTACCTGAGTCAGGTGCTGGTGTACCTGGAGTACTTAAACTGTTTACAGTTTTAAATATTGGAAACTCACCTGTTTGATGAATAATTGTTTTATCACTGCCTGCACCTATTAATGTTGCATGAGGTGGAATATGTATAGTATTTGTAATTGTGTAAGTACCAGGTTGTAATTCTAAAACAACTCTGCTTGGAACTGTACCTTTTGTAGAAGTATTAAGATATAGTTGGTCTACTGCTCTTTGTAATTGTGCAGTTTGATCTGTTCCATCGCCTAAGGCTCCAAATGATTGTACTGTTACAGTTTCATCTAATCTCTTTTGTAATGTTCTTGTAATAGGACTGGTTGCACTTGCACCTGTCTGTATTGAACTACCTGTTTTGTATGTGTATGTACTTGCTAATTCAAATAAGTTATCATGTTCTGTAATGATCTTTGAATTACCTACTGCTGGTGATCCTTCTGATACTGCGCCATTACCAATGTAAAGTTCTTGGGAATCAACTGCCCAACCTAGTTCACCGCCAGCAAGTTGAGGAATACCAGAGCCAACATTCTTTTGTCCTCTTCTAATTTGAATACGTGATATCTGTACTACTGCCATTTAATAACTCCTGATACATATATTTATGCGAACTTGTCGTAATACAGATATACCCTATCCCACCATTTAGATTCCCATTGTGCAAAATCTTCTTCTAAAAGGTCGAATTGCTGGTATTGAAAGTCTCTGCTACACATAAAAATATGTCCAGAACGTATATTAGTGTCGTATAATTCGTTGTGTGCTAGGGCATAAGCCGTTAACTGTAGGTAGTAATCGTCAACCCACTCTTTCTTTTTAGGCTTGTTTGTTTGCTTGAAATCCATGATTGCAGGCTTACCCTTATAAACACCTACAAGGTCAGTTGTACCTGCGTAAATTTTAGGGTGAAATAAATGTACTTCACTTCCCCACATTTCGTCTATGTCAACTATTGCTTTTTCGCGTACAGTCTCAGCCATTTGATGAGCCTGTTTGGCATACGGATTAGATCCCGCAGTTGGCCATTCTCCTTTATCAATATAGTCTTCAAGGTATTTGTGCATTCGTGTACCAATGCCTGCGGCCTCTGTTGTAATTTCTTTTGCTTTTTCAGTTCCTACACGTTTACGCCAAGCAATTAAATGTGTTTTATCTTTTGTTGCATCTAAGATAGTTGTGACACTTGCTACTGCATTGCCGTCTGGACAAGCATATAATCGCTTTCCATCTATGTGTTGGCGTTTTAATTCTTTGTAATCAAACTTATTTGTGATTAAAGACAATGTGATCTCCTATTCGTATTCAAAGTCAACTATAAACGAACGTCTTTGTGTTGATGTAGGATAAACTCCGTGCCACACTCTACCATCTAACATTACCACTCCACCTGCTTGACTTAGATAGTGTCCTGGATGTTGATGTCCATTAGGTTCCGGCATAAGGGTAAACAAAACTCCGTCATACTTATTATCCTTTGAAGTTATGACATCGTCCATGTGTAGGACTACACTGAAAGTTTTGTAGTCCATATCTCCGGTGTGTACGTGTATTCCTTGATAACCATTTTTATTATATGTGATAGTCCAAGCACGTATAACCTTAAGTTTTTCTATTGGTAATGTAAATGATTTAACTTTACTCAAAACCCAATCCAAATAGTCAGGTTTAAGATCATCCCATTTGCTTGATGTTTTTTCACTTTCCAGGTCTATCTGTTCACCATTTGCAGTTGTGGTATTATCACTTATGTCCTTTCCATCTTGTTCAAATAATTTTTCAAACTTTTTATAGTCAGGATAGTGTGATGTGATAATCCATTGATTATTGACACTTTGAATGTTATCGTCTTCGTGTGTGTAGTTTAGTTTTCCCATTCTACTAGTATATACTAAAAACTGTAGAAAGTCAAGTTATAGATTGGCTTGAGTGGCTCTTTGAGCCATTTGGTCTATGTTACCTGTGTCCTCGGGTGGTACCTCTTTGTCAGCACCACCTTTGAACGTAATTCCTTCTGGATCAAATTTATCAACAAAGTTTTTGATTGCAGGTACAGTATCGTAAACATTTTTGAATGTTTCAATATCAAACTGCTCTGAGCCTAAGTTAGCCATTTCTTGATTTAGATCGTCCCAAGACATTGTTTCTTCGCCTGCTTGTGAGTGCATACGGAGAATTCTGATGAGGTTAGGTGTTGATGATTCTAAGACTTTTTTTTTGAGTCGGCCAGAATATTTCCAAGTCTTCGTGAACGTTCTACACTTTCACGTTTACCTCGGCCTGCTTCTTCTTCCCCACCGACTGCAGGTTCGCTTGTTGCAAATTCATCTTCAGTTCCAGCCTCTGCCTCTGCGCCTGCTTCAGCATCTACTGTTGGCTCCATTTCTGGTTCTTCTGCCGGAGCCTCGTCTCCCATCTGTGCGGGAGCACCTTCGCCTGTTACAATGGCTACGCCACCTGTAAGTGCGTCTCTAGTTTGCTCTAATGTTGTGAATAAAGTTTCTAATGCTGGTTTCACTGAACCGATGAATTGTTCTGATTGTTCAGAACCCATTTCGTCTCTAATTTTGTCGCCTATTTCTAGCATTGCTTCTGTTTGCATTTCTGCTGTGTCTTCCATCCAGCCTGTTACTCTGTCTACCATATCCTTTGCGGCCATAACAAGTGTTGCTTCTTCTTCAGCGCCTTCTTTTACTGCCTCTGGTTCTGCTATGTTTTCGCCTGCTTCTGATCTTTCTTTTATCTCAGCATTAATAATATCTAAAAATAGTTTGTTTTTTTGATACTCATCAGTATGAACTGCATCAAAACTTTCGTTAGTTTCGATGTCACTAATTTTAGTTCTTAACTTATTGCTAGTATCTTGTAATTTTTCTAATGTAAATGCTTCAAGATTGATACGTTCGCCAAACTTCTTTGTCAGACTTTCGTTCAACGTCTTAGCAGTAATAGGTTGTGATATTTGACTAATTTTCATTGTTCATCCTAACTTGTAACTATATTTATTTATCATAAATGAATAATTCAATGGAGTACTTGATTTGCATTGCCTTATCATTTGCTATTTCAAACCGTGTAAATGCGGCATCTCTGCGGGTATCATCGCTTGTATTCTCTATTGTATGCTTGTAAAAGACGGCGTCATTGTAATATTTGCCTAGATCTTCGTCCAATTTGCGTATCTCACTTATTTTGTCTGGTTCGTTATTAACAATTACTTTTGCTATGGCTACTGCTCCAGTCTTGCTGAAAGTTGTAGCAATTATCTTATTTGTGTTAAGGTCAAATATTCTATACCCGTTTCTGTGCCTACGTATTATAATGTGTTTGAGTCTTATACTATTGCCTTTTGCATAAGGTATGGCAATATCGATTTGGGAATCGACAAGGTCTTTGAGTGCTTGTATTAATTCTTTACTGTACGGGGTCATTAGCCATTACCAAAACTGTATCGTTATCTACTCTTTTACTTACTAATGCTTTGCGTATCAATGCTTCAATTACGAATTGCTCTCTATCAGTGTACGATAAAAATGGTTTTGGTTCTGACATTCTTTTAAGAAGTTCAGTCTCTTCGTTGTTAGTATGGATATCAAAGTGTTTCAATAACTCGTTAATTTTCATACTATTGTTGTCCTGTTGCTATTTGTTTTAGAATAGGCTCTAAGTCTTTCTTATTATGGACAGTTGCTATTGGTTGTCCTGGTTTTGGATTCTGTTTAGGTTTAAGTGTTATTTCTTTACCTTGTGCTTTTTGTATTTCAAACTCTTCTTCGCTACCATCCTGTGTTGGCATAGGAATAGTTGTGCCTGGTTTTAATAATTTATTCATT